TTCTACCATCATCCAAAATCAATACATCTTATTTCAGAGATAATTTTATGAATTGTGGATTACAAATAATCATACCACGAAAACGTATACATTTTGAGAAACAAATAGATGGTAAGACACCAGACAAATATAAAAGCGCATGTAATTTTGATTGTTTCTATTATTGTTATAAAATCGGATTAGAAAATAGTATTACATGGTTAGAATAAAATCTATTGTGATTATATGTATAGAATAAAACCATATTCATATAATCAGGCAAAACTTTTAGGCGTACAAATATTTCCAAGTGATAATCCAAAAAAGAAGATTGAAGTATACGATAAATCTGGTAAGTTTTTATTTTATATAGGAGACCCCAAGTATTCCGATTATCCAACCTATTTAGAAACACATGGGAGAGAATATGCTGAAAATAGAAGAAGATTATATAGATTACGCCACGCAAAAGAAGCAAATAAAAAAGGAACAAGAGGGTATTATGCTCTTAATATTTTGTGGTAATCACTTTAATCACTTTAATCATTTTAATCAGAAAATATATAATATTATATAAATATATAGTATTATGAATACCGAAGTAGAAAGTTTCCACATCATAGAAGACAATATACTATTTAGTATGAGTAGTGATTCAGCAGTAGTTAAATATAATGGTTCTAAAAATTCAAGATTACAATTTAATATACCCAATATGATTCACATGACCCCCAACATAACGGATATATGGTTTAGTGTAAATTCAGCAGTCATACCAGCCAGTTTTTACAATATTAATTCAATAAATAATAGAATTCGTATAGGATCTACTACATATACAATAACAGCAGGTAATTATAATATTACTGAATTAATCACAGCAATTAACACACAAACGAATACAGCAGTATTAGTAAGTTTAGCATACAATTCAATAACAAATAAAACAACCATTACGAATAATGGTGGTACAAGTCAAGTCATTACATTATCTTTATCACCGCTATTATGGGTATTAGGTTTTGCGAGAACATCAACAATCACATTAACGACTTTAACCAGTTCTACATCACCTAATTGTGTAAACCTATTAAACATTCCAAGAATATTTATAAGATCATCAGCCATAGATGCTGGAAATTATAGTGATGAAACAGAAAGTCAAGATGTTTTAGCCGTAGTTCCGAATACAGCATGTATTAATGGCGTGATTCATTATACAAATTTTAATGGTATAAAACATTTAGTAGAATTACAGAATTTAAGTAATTTTGATATACTTATAACTGATGATGAAAGAAATGAAATAGATTTTAATGGCGTTCCAGTATTCTTTACAATCAATATAACATTACGCAAAGAAGTAATAAAACCACCTACATTTGATAAAGTATTTAATAAAGCATTAGAATTACAAGCATTTAATTCCATGAAAAGTTTAGACGAACAAAAAATAGATTTAAATTAAAAAACTTTTTATTTATTTAGAACATTATAATATATAATGGCTCTACCAGTTTCCAACGCTATTCTTCCACCAAACGCAAAGGTCGGTCTTCCATCTGAAATTGATTTTTCAAGTGTAGGCAAGGCACTTCCAAATGGTACACGCTCTTACCAAATTTCTGTACTTCCAACAGGACAAAACAGTTTCACCTCTGGAACTTTAACTTATCCTAATACAGCAAACACAGCATCCAACTTATCATTTCCTGGCGGACAAATTTTACTGGACTGCCCCACGAACCAGAGCAGATCAAGCTACGTTGATACACGAAATTCTTATTTAAAATATAAGGCAAGTTTTGCTAATGTTGCCGCTTCAACAGGCACAGCTCCAACCATTATTACAAATCTTCGTGGTTCAGGTGCTTCCATTATCCAAAGATACAATATAATAGTAGGAGGAAACGAAATCGTAAATATTGGTGAATATAATGTGCTTTATGATACTATGTTAAAAATTGCTCTTAACCAATCAGACCGCACATCTGGCGTCGGTTCGATCATGATGGGTCTATACGATGTTCCATATGCTAAATCAGCAACCAACACAAGTAAAGTAGGAAACGCAGGACACGCTGTAAATATTATGAATGTTTCTGCCGCCAATACAACAGTAGGTACTGAGGTCAGAACTTACGCACTTCCACTTTTATGCCCTGCGTTAGGTTCATTAGCAACACAATTTTTTCCAATCGGCAAGGTTAGTAGTTGTCAGGTACAATTGAATTTAGATACTATTTTACCATTATCAATTTATCCTACTACTGTTGCTGGAACTTCTGCTGGTACTTTTTCATACACTATTTCTGATATTGAACTCGTTTTAACTATTGTTGATTTCGGATTAGAAGCTGAAAAAGTTTTAGAACAAGCAAGTGTCGTAGGTGGTAAACAATACTGGAAATCAGTAGGATACAGAAGTGCTACTGCTACTATTCCAGCAGGTTCAGGTGGAACTCTGGATGTTCTTTGCGGTGCTCGTGCCGCCTCGTGTAAAGCAATCTTAATGAGAAATTATTTCTCTGCTATATCTACTTCTGCTGCTAATGATAAATTTGACTCATTTAATCCATGCTTAACAAACTATCAGTGCCAGATCGGCGGAAATCTCTTCCCGAACAAACCTATACAATTCAATCAATCACCAGCATCAGCATTAGCAGAATTACAAAAAGCATTTAGCGCTTTAAATCTTACTTCATTCAATACTGCTTTATCACCACTTAACTTTGCTAAATCAACCCACACTCCATCTGACTCAGGAATGGATTATGCTGTTGTTGCTACAAGTGCTTCTAACGGTTCTACTCCAATCAATCCAGCTGAATGTCTTTTAGCAATTGATTTAGAAGCATGTGCTCGTGAAGGTATACTAAGTGGTATTAACTCACTTAACTCACCACTATTCGTTAGATACAATATTTCTGGTACTACTCCTGCTGCTATTAGTTGTATCTTCCACTTATACCACGATATTATCTATGAATTAGATTTTATGACAGGTCAATTAGTAGCATCCACATAATTTAGCAATTTTCAATATAATTTAAAATAAAATATTATATAAAATATTATATATTTATATAATATACTATGGAAGATCTTAAAAAGAAGATTAGAGAGAACAAACCAGATGTTTCTGATAGTTCAATTAATAGTTATGCGAACGCATTAAAACAATTATTTTATAAAGCACATTTAGCAAAAGAACCATTAGATCTAAAATGGTTTAATAATTTTACTGCTATGAAAGAAGAATTAAAAGATGCTAATTTAAATACTCGTAAAACAACATACGCCGCCATATTAACATTACATAAAGATAATGAGAATCTAAAAGAAATAAAAAAATTAATGACTGATGACTGGAATGCGGTTAAAGATCAAACAGCAACTCATATGAAAACTGATAAGCAAGAAGAGAACTGGTTAGATTATGATGAAATCAAAAAGCGTGTAGAGAATAAATTAAAATTAACCAAACCATTATTCACATCAAAAGATAAGTTGAGTGATAAAGAATATAATGAATTAATATTAACCATGATCTTATTATTAACAACTGGATACTATGATGGTTTACCTCCAAGAAGAAATATGGACTGGAATGAGATGATGTTTAGAAACTATACTAATGAAGACAACTATATTACCAAAACTCATTTTGTATTTAATAAATATAAAACAGCAAAGGTTTATGGTGAAGAAAAAGTAGAAATACCAAAAGAAATGAAATCCATATTAAATAATTTTTTAAGACATCGTAAAATGTATGATGGTGATTACTTATTAAATCCTCAATCATATTCAGAACATAAATTTAAATCAAATGATATGGGAAAGTTTCTAAATAAATTCTTCGGTAAGAAAATAGGAACAACCATGTTAAGACACATCTATATCAGTCATTATGTAGATATTAAGAAGATACAAGACAACGCTGATAAAATGGGTCATGGTATACAACAAGCAATACAATATGCGAAGATATAATCCATAAATGTATTAATATATTATATCTTTTTGTAGATATAATATATAAGAAATTGTATTAAAATGTATTATAAAAATTTTTATAATATAAAAACACCTAATATATTGTATCTTATATGCTAAATAAGATATAATAACTTAATCCGTTTATAGATTATATCTATTCTGACAATTCTTCAACTGGTTTAGGTGGTTCTATTTGTATTATTTCAGGATATTGTTCTTTTTGTTTTTCAATTTGTTCCTGTTGCTGTAAGTGTTCTAAAAATCTTTTTTGTAATTCTTCCTGTTCGGCTAATACTGATTGTTGATGATGTTTTAATTCTTCTATATAGAATTGTTTTTGTTCTTCACTTAAACTGGGTTTCATAGCAATACGATATGCGTGAGCCATAGCAAAAGGTAAACCTAATTTAGTAATAGTATCTTCTACTGCTACATCGTATAGCGGATGTTCTTCATTTAGCTTATCGGCGGTCTTAATGAACTTAAACACAAGGGGATTAGATTCCATTTATATATTAAGTAAATATTTTTTTTTATATACTTAATATATAAATGTCATTAGAAGCTTCCAAAGAATCACGCAAACAAAAGGCGTTAGAAAATCTGAAAAAGGGACGAGAACTCCGTGCGAAGAAATTAGCAGAACAAAAGAAAGAACCAGTTGTAGATGAAATGAGTGAATTAGATGAAACTCCTAAACAAGAACCTCCTAAACCTATTAAAAAACCAAGAGTCAAAAAAGTGGTTGAACCAGTTGTAGAAACTCCTAAAATAGATCCACCGAAACCAGAATCATTACCTCCTCCTCCTCCAATTGATACACCAGTAGTCAAACCAAAGAAACAATATAAACCTCGTGAACCTAAACCTCCGAAGATTGTTGAAGTGGAGAGAGTTGTTGAGAGAGTTGTTTATGCTGCTCCACCTCTGGATATTCAGTTTTACTAAATCCAAATGATACTATAAATGTACCATGTTTTATTGAGAACCCATTTGCTCGTGGTTTTTTTTTCTTATTCTGTTTCTTATATTGTTTAGCATATTCTTTTATGTGTTCTTTATTATCATTATAATACTTCTTATATTTTGCTTTGTTCTGTTGATAATACGCTTTGCTGTAAAATTTCTTTTTAGCTTCATCATTATCTTTACTCTTAATATCTTCAAATGCTTTTTTTAAATCTGCTGTGCTATGCTGTGATAATTGTTCTATTACTTTTATCATATACTATATATTAATATTTTAATCTACTTAAAGATTATCTCACTATAATATATAGTTATATTATAGGATGCCTAAAACAGAAATAGATTATGCTAATACAATAATGTATAAACTTATGTGTAATGATGAGACCATTAAAGATGTGTATGTAGGACATACAACTAATTTTACAAAACGAAAATATCAACATAAAAAAAATTGTGTTAGTAGTAATTGTATAGAACAAGATAAATTATATAATTTTATTAAAAAAAATGGTGGGTGGGAAAACTGGACTATGTTTCAATTAGAAATGTATCCATGTTGTAATTTAAAAGAAGCGTTGATAAGAGAAAGATACTGGATAGATAAAGAAAATTCTACTTTAAATACTATAAAACCATGTATCCTAGATGATGAACCAAAAAAATTATCAAGAGAGGAATATCTAAAACAGAAGATAGAACGACAAATGAAAGCATTAGCAAATTTAGAATTAGGTAAACAACTGCGTAAGGAGAAACAGAAAGAATATTATCACAATAATTTAGAACAAGAAAGGGAACGAAATAAAAAAAAACAATTCAATCATTACCATAATGTTAAGAAACCTAAAAATGATATTATTAAGGCATATTTAATAATAGAAGATTTGAAAAATACTAAACCTGAATATTTAGAAGAAATTAAATTGTTTTTAACAAATTAAAACATTTAGGAATTTCTGAATATGAATTATTTAGGACATAGTTATATAAATTATATAACTATATCTTAAAACAACTTAAAGAATTATTATCTTATTATATTATATATTAGTATACTATAATGACTACTGCTGTTGCTATTAATGCTCTACCTCTTACTCTTACCAAACGACATTCTGTATTGGATGGATTGACTTTATTTGAAAAAATACCTATTGAAAGAATTAAGGCACTTCTTAAAAGTAATTTATTGCTTCAACTTTGGAGCGAAGATTACGGATATGACTCTCACAAAAAACAGATTGCTGAAAATTATGCTAATGAGAAAGATCAACTCCAAAAGTATTTTAAATTTTATAATCCTGCTGTTGGTGGATCTTTGGTGAAATATGGTAAACCAAAACATAAGTGGGGTCGTGCCTTCCCCTACAAATCTCTTGGGTTGTCTTGTTTCCGTAAGGTGGTTCGTAATACCCTTATCAACGAACTCTATTACGACTTTGATTTAAAAAACGCCCAACCTGAAATCATACGCCTATTGTGCGAAAGCAACAATATTCCCTGCTCCAAAATCCAACGCTATTGTGTTGACCGACCAGCCCTACTTTTGGAAGTTCAACAACATTATGGTGTAAACAGAGATACTGCGAAGGGGTTGTTTATCCGATTATGCTTCTTTGGTTCATTTATAGGTTGGTGTATTGATAATAAGATTCAGAATAGAAAACCTTTGGAGTTTATTACTGACTTTGAAAGGGAATTAAAAGATATTGCTGAAAGAGTTAAAAAAGAGAATGCTACTCTTTGGGAAACCGCAAGAAAGAAAAAGGAGGATGCGGGAGTTAATCAGGAAAACAAAGTGCTTGGATCATTCTTCGCTTTGTATAATCAGGAATATGAAAGCAGGATTGTTGAGAGTGTATTGTGTTATATTATTAACCATACTGACTTAATGAATCTTCCTAATACACAAACCAAATGCGGTGCTTATGAATATGACGGCATTAAACTATTGAAGGATAATGTTGACTTATTTGAAGGTGGTTTGGAAGGTGTGTTGGAACTTTTGAATGAGAAAACCTATGAATTAACTGGATTTCGCTTGGAATGGACGAACAAACCCTTTGAGAATGTCTTTAACTTGGACGAATGGATACAACAAGTAGCTGATGATGAAACCCCTAATGAAGATTTGATTGCTGATATGTCTGAAATCTCAACTGCTCTTGATAATGCTGATTGCGGTGTTATTGAAACTCTTATGAAAATTAAACCACAATATTATATCTTCTCTGTTGATAAAGACGATGGTAGTAAAGGTGAATGGTATGGTTGGAATGATACACGTTGGGAAAAGAGCGATGCGCCTTTGAAAAAAGGTATTATGTATATTGTACCTGAATATTGGAGAGAACTTATGAAGGAATGGGATGAAGAATTTGAAGGAATGACTTTTGAAAATGGTGAAGAACCTGATTGTAATTGGCGACTTTGGAAGGAAACCAAAAGGCGCATGGATGAACGCATATTTATGTTGAAATGTGCTGGTGGTATGAATGCGTGTGTTTCAATTGCTAAAACTCTAATGGCGAATTATACTTTGGAGTTTGACGCAAAGGAAGATCTATTTGGTTGCGAGAATGGTGTATTAGATTTTGCCGAAGAATGTTTCCGCCCTTACCGCTTTGATGACTTTATTACCTATTCATGTGGGTATGATTTCACACCTTTTCTTTGTGGTTTCAACGTATTTGATAAGGAAGGGGAATGCCGTAAAGTGTCAACAGACGATTTAACCAAAGAGTTTAATGACTCCTACAAACTGATAATGGAAACTTACCAACAAATATTTCCTGACGAAGAACTACGCAACTATTTCTTTAAAATCATATCTACTGGACTCTCAGGCAGAGCAATTGAAAAGTTCTTTGTATTTAATGGAGCTGGAAGAAACGGCAAAGGTCTAACCAACGAGTTCCTTGAAAAGGTATTTGGATCTTACTTTGTTAGTGTATCTCCCACCATTTTCAGCGAGAACCAAAAGAACAAGTCATCTGCTACTGCTAATCCTGAAATAGCCAAATTGGATAAGAAACGCTATATCGTCAGTAAAGAACCACAGAAAGATGCTCCGCTCCATAATGCTGTGATAAAGGATTTAACTGGTGGTGGTAATACATCTGCCCGTATGCTTTACTCTTCCAAGACCCAAGTTAAGTTGTTCGGAACAAATGTAATGGAATGTAATGAAAAACCACCTTTTAGCGAAGCTCCCAAAGAAGCTGATTCAGAACGCATTAACGATATTCTGTTCGGCAGTTTATTTACAGGTGATTCAGAAAGGTGGGATTCTACGACAGGACAGGTAAACCATATATATCCTTTGGACGCTGGATTAAAGGAAAAGATTAAGGGTTCTATTTCAGTTAGAAATGCTATGTTGAATATCTTACTTACCAACTTGTTAATGGTAAAGGCGCAAGGTTATAATGTGGATTTCTTTAAACCTGAAAGTGTAAAACAACGTTCACTTGCCTACTTACAAAACTCTTATGATATTCATAACATATTCCAATCCATCTTTGAGAAACGATGTGATGATAATGTAGGTAAGTATTTGGACGCAAAAGGTAGTGTAAAGGACGAGGATTGGACGCTTCCCAAAATCGCACAAGCAATTCGTAAATCACAAGATTTCTATGAGTTGCCGAAAACAAAACAAAAAGAATACAAAGCAGATGTGATAGAGCAGTTCTTTATGAAAAACAACTTTTATAAGGGATTATGCTATAACGACTCTCATAAACATGCTTGGAGAATACGTGATTGGAGGTTGAAACCGCAAGAAGAGGAGGATGGGGATGATTAAATAAAAAAAAGGTATTGTTGGGGATTTGCGAAATTGCGAAAAATATAAAAAGATTTCAACAAGTTTTCGCATAGGGCAAATCCCTTCTACCTTCTGTCGGTAGTTGGTAGTTGGCAAATCCCATATCCAAAAAAATTTTGAAAAAGTATCAATATTTTTCGCAAATTCGCAAATTCGCAAATTCGCAAATTCGCAAATCCTAAAATCTACAAATAATATATTCTGATATATATATTATGTGTATGAATCCCAAGTGTCGTTATGTTGAATTACAGGAGGATAGTAGAGGCAACCAAGTAATAAGTCATTATACATTTGATTTAGCAGGAAATAAAATACTTATAATGAGATCTGCGGATGCTTTTAAAAAGGGCTGTATAGCATTTGCTAATAATATTAATAATACTAAATTTGATATTGATACATTTATAGATTATGAGTACATAGATGTATCTGGGAATTGATTACTTTTTTTTAGATGGTTTAAACCCATGATCTATTGCGTATAAAAGACGCATTTGTTTCTTTGCTTTTTGTTGAGTGGTATGGTAAGAGTGGATTGTACCAGTCATAGTGTTTTTAACACCGAATTTTCCATCACTTTTAAAGATAGTGTAGGGCATTATATAATATATCTATATATAATAATTTAGGATGTTTTTAGATCCGTTAATTCATGGCGAAGATGAGCGTTTTGTTCTTTATCCTATTAAATATCCTGACCTATATGATTTATATAAAAGACAAGTGGCGTGTTTCTGGACTGTGGAAGAAGTAGATCTATCCAAAGATTTAGACGACTGGAAGAAATTAGAAGCTGGTGAAAAACATTTTATTAGTATGATTTTAGCATTCTTTTCAGGTGCGGATGGATTAGTTAATGAGAATTTAGCAACACGATTTTATAATGATGTTAAAGTGTGTGAAGCACGATTATTTTATGGTTTCCAAATTGCTATGGAGGGTATACATCAAGAGACATATAGTAATTTGATTGATACATATATTAAAGATAAGGATGAAAAGTTAGAATTATTTAATGCGATTAGTAGATTTCCATGTATAGCTAAAAAGGCGGATTTCTGTAAAAAATATATGTCGTGTCCGTGTCCGTTTCCAATCCGATTAATAGCGTTTGCGTGTGTGGAAGCAATCCAATTTAGTGGGGCGTTTTGTGGGATTTTCTGGTTAAAAAAAAGAAATTTACTACAAGGATTAACATTTAGTAATCAATTGATTTCACGAGACGAAGCACTACACGCTGAATTTGCTATTTGTCTTTATAAGAAACTGAAAGAGAAATTGAGCCAAAAAAAGATTCACGAAATAATTAAGGAAGCAGTTGATATTGAAATAGAATTTATATGCGATGCTATACCATGTAGGTTAATAGGTATGAACCATATATTAATGAGTCAATATATTAAATTTGTAGCCAACCGATTATGTCTACAATTAGGATATGAAAAATTATATGAAGACGCAACCAATCCATTTGATTTTATGGAAATGATTAGTATTGAGACGAAGACCAACTTTTTTGAATCCAAAGTAAGCGAATACGCATTAGCCACTAAAAGTGGTTCAGAAACCGCATTTCAATTTGATATGGATTTTTAATTTAGATTATATCTAAATTTTTTATATTCTTATATATATATGAGAGGATATATATATAAACTCTATTGTTTAACAAGTGGTTTAGCTTATTACGGATCTACTACAAATCCAGTAGAAGTCAGATTATACGGACATAAAAATAATCCAACAAAAACATCAGAACAAATCATTAAAAATGGAGATTATAAAATAGAAGTTTTAGAAGAATTTGATTTTAATAATAAAACAGAACTATTAAATAGAGAGAAATATTATATATTAAATAATGAATGCGTCAATAAAAATGTTCCATTAAGAACCACACGAGAATGGTATTATGATAATAACTATAAAGATAAACTACGAAATGAATATGACGATAAACGCAAAGAAAAAAAAAGAGAATATTATATAGCTAATAGAGAGAAGAGATTACAATACCAACAAGAATATTTAAAAAAGAAACAAAATATTATACCATTATCTAATATAGAATGAAAATGTATATAAAACAACATCCAAAAGTGGATTTGAAAACAATTAAGATGAATTGTGATTTTAAACTACACGAGAAATTAGAACATACAGAACTTACAAAATCTTTTTTCAATAAAACGAATTTCACACTTATCGTGGGTAGTTGTGGATCTGGTAAATCAACATGGACTATATCATTCATAAAACAACTTTATAAAAAGGTCTTCAATAATGTGTACTTAGTAATGCCTCCATCATCAAGGGCATCTATTCAAGATAATCCGTTTGAAGATTTAGCAGAGGATAAAGTACATGATGAATTAGATGAAGAAACAATTAATTTTATTTATGAAATGCTAAAAGTGAATAGTGAAGAAGATGAAACAAGTTTGCTGATTCTGGATGACGTACAACGAGCATTAAAAGAGAAATCCGTATTAAAATCATTAAAAAATGTAATAGCAAATCGTAGACATTTAAAAACAACGACATTCTGTATAGTTCAGAATTACAACGCATTAGATAAATCATTAAGATCATTAGCCACTAATATAATATGTTTCGCCAATCTTACTCCATCGCAATTTGAAACAATCAGAGAAGAACATTTGAATATTGATAAAGATACATTTAAAAAGATTCGTAAAATGTGTTATACAGAACAACACGACTGGATGCTTATTAATTGTGAATCAGAAAGAATATTTAAAAAGTTTGATGAAATAATATATGAAGAAGAGGATAATTAAAAACCAAAAACGAACCCAATAATATTATATTAGTATTATTTATATAAGAATGATTTTAGGCAGAAAGACAAACGGCGGGTCTTCTTACTTCAAGAAGGCACTACAAAATGCTCCAAGATTTTTTAGCAAAGTAGCAAATGTAGCTGATATTGTTAAAAGAGGGTCAGCAGGATTAATACCATTTTTACCTGAATTTGCCCCAGCATTAGCAACAATCGGAGGTGTTGCCGAAGGCGTTTCATCAGGCAGTAAAGTCGTGAAAGGTTATTTAGAAAAAAACCCACATAATAGATTAGGAGGAAAGATGTAATTTTATACTTTTAGAAAAAGTATAGCAAAAAAAAGTATGGGGTGGTAGGGGAACGACTAGTTCCCTACATTTAAAAACTTTATAATTATAAAATAATATATATTTATAAAGTATATAATGGAAGCTGATAATATTGAAAATTTTTCAATCTTCTTAAACTCACAAGCATCCAATAATGGTGCGACTGTTTTACAAGGCACAGCAGGAGAAGTTCATTTTAAAATAAATAGTTTTGCTTCATTACCACAGAAGTTTAGAAGAACCAGATATAAAGCAAGTATTACATTTGTTAGTAGTATTGTAGATGGAACTACATTTAATTATCTTAATCACGTACACTATTTAGAAATCAATTTAGGGAATCAAACATTTAACATGTATGGATTGAGAAATAATAATGCTATTACTTTATCATTAGAACCAGTTGTCGTGTCATCAGGAGCAGGAGCATTAACAACTACATCATCAGCATTTTTAAAATGTGAATCTAATTTAACCACTTATTTACCAGCAGATAATATTACCGTAAGAATTCGTAATGCTAATACTGATTCAGTAGCAACCGCATTTCCACATTATTGTCTACAAATATCTTTTGCTCCAATCATTCATGGTGAATTTTAATTAAAATAAAATGAAAAATTTATGATATTATTATATAGTAATAGTATGATAAATTGTTGTCAATCTTTAAATGGTTTAGAGAATATAAATGCCGATTCAGTTGTATCAGATGTGCTAATAGTAGACAATATTAATGTTGAAACGCAATTAGCATCATTACAAACCCAAATAGATAATGTGAATATTGCGGTTAGTGGAAGTGGTGGATATTTCACGGTTATTGCGGAATTCAACGGAAACTCAACAAACTCAGGTTTTTTTGCGTTCGGTGGTGGTATAAATAGTAGTGCGTTAGAGGTTCTATTACCCAATTGTGTATGTATTGCTTATAGGTGCGAATGTACCAGCGCAGTTGCGGCAGGGGGTTCTATTGTATTTTTAAAAAATGGCACAGGTGTAAATGATTTAAATATTAGTTATGCTACTGGTGATACACTTAAACAAAGTACAGATAGAAATACATCATTTACGTTAGGTGATGTTATTAGTATTCGTTTCAATAATGCTGGTGGAACGATGGGTGGAACTTTGTGGAGAGTAAATTATATATTTGCTACGGCAGGAGTAAACGGACAAAATGTTTCATTTTTAACGCCAAATTTCACATCATTACAACCGAATCAAACTGCTTTTTTAACAGATACAATTACAACAGCAAATAATACACAAACCCATCAATTAGCATTCGGAATACCAAGAGGTAAAAGTGTTAGTGCTGTATTAGGTACAGTTTCATCAGGGACGGCAGCAGTTTCTACAACAACCACTACGGATGGAAATGGTAATGATACAATTACATTCAATTTTGTATTACAGGCAGGTCAAAACGGAGCACAGGGAGCACAGGGAGCAAAGGGAGATAGAGGAGATGATGGAAATGCTGACCCAGTTGTTTTAGTTGTAGCGGCATCAGCAGGAGGTTCAGCAGGAGCAGCATCAGGAGGTTCAGCAGGAGCTATTAGTGGTGCTTCGGCAGGTGCTTCGGCTGGTTCTTCGGCAGCAACAACAACATTTAATACATTAGTAGATCCACGACTTCAAAATGTAGAAAATAAAACTTATAATATTGAAACACCTGCGAATGTATTAGCTGGTAAAACAACAATAGGGGGCAATACATTAGAATTATATCCAAGTGGGACATTAAATATAGGAGGAGCAGTATTCGGAGGAGGTACAACTAATACTATTAATTTATTATGTGATGGTGGTTTTATTATAAATTCTGGTTCAAGTCAATTTGTAAATGTAGTAGAAATGTTAAATGATCTAAATATTACTGGTGATTTAGATGTGGGAGGACAAGTAAACATAACAGAAAATTTAACCTGTTTAAGTGATATTACATTAAATACTTTTTTAACATTTAATAATGGAACTGCTTATGATACAGCTACATTTAGTTCTTTTCCAGTAATAAACCCAACACAAAATAATCAAGGTAGATTAGAATTAACAAGTAATATATTTACGATGTATTCTAAAAATGAAATGTATCATAATCAACAAATAGCACAATATCCGTATTTAACATTTAAAACTGACGCAGGATTTAGTGGATTTAATTATGGAACTATTTTTTGCGATACAACAACAGCACCAGCAGTAAATAATGGAGGCGATTTCACTTTTGCGTGTAATCAATTAACAACATCAAATAATTTAGTAGTAAATGGCGATCTACAAGTAGATGGTAATTTTAATCTTAATAATTTAACTTTAAATAATCTAACTATTAATAACATATTAAAAACATCAGAAATTAAACCATTAGACAATAATGTTGTAATAGAAATAGGTAATGCTACAACAGAATTAAATGTATTAGGCGCAAGTATAGAATTAGGAGTAGATACTCAAACAAATGTAATAGGATTATTAGCAGATTCTTTAAGTTTAGGAGAGAATGCGAGTTGTGGTATTATTGATATAGGATATGATGGATTAACAGAAACAACTATAAAGGGATTGAATTTAGGTGTAAACGCAGGAATTATTAATATAGGACAATCAGGAACATCTACATTTGTATCTGTAAGAGGTGAAGATATAGATATAGGTGATGTTGATACGAATTTAATAAAAATCGGAAGATATAATGATTTTGTAAGCCCCATAGAAGTAAGAATAGGTAATGATACTGGTGAAACAGAGATTTATGGTAATCCAATAAAACTCACAGGTCAAGATGTTATAATAGGAGATCCAACTACAACTGGCGATCAATTAGATATAGTTTCACAAACAATTAATATCGGACAAACACCGCCCAATACAGCAACAACTAATATAGATACACGACATATAAATATCGGAATAAATGGTACAGCTCTTAATCCAATAGACATAACAATAGGAAGTGATACATCAACGACAGACATCTATGGTGATATAATAACAATAGGAGATCCGAATAGTAGTAATGGGACACAAATATTAAGTGATGCGTGTACTATATTAACAAATGGAACATCATTAAGACCAAACACGTTAGATATGGGTTCTATTTATACTACAACTGCTAATTTAACAGGTCAGGCAATAACAATTTTAGGAACTGCTACAACAACATTACGAGGTGATACTATTAATATCGGTAATGACTCATCAACGGATACAATCCAAATAGGTAATAGTTTATCGTATACAGAAATAGAAGGATCACAAATAAATATGGGTGTAGGTTCAGTATTAAATACAGTCAATATCGGAAACGCATTTAGCGTGGTGAATATTCAAGGTAATCAGAATAACGCTATAAATGTTGCTAATATGTTTTTCAATCAAATCGGATTTTAATAAAATAAATATAATCTTATATTATTATATACATGTCAGCGCCAACATTCAATAAATATAGATCAACAACTATATATGGGAATTTATCAGTAAGAGATTTAACCAATAGTGCTGGTACTGTAGTAGTAGAAACCGCATCAGTAGATTTAAGTGGCAATTTCTTATCACGTGGAGACAGCACATTCACAAAAAAAGTTATATCTAATTGTAATGTAGCAGATATAAATGCTAATAATGTTCTCACCACCAAACAGTATGTAGATTCCGCTGTTAGTGGTGGTTCTATATTAGCAACCAATAATACATTCATAGGAGAAAACACATTCACACAGGAGAGTTTATTTAATGGTCTTATTAAAAGTTCGGGGGCAATAGACCAAGATTTCACATTACCATCTGGAAATGTAAATAAATTCACATACACAAATTTTTTAGAAGACGTCCAATTCGGTATGTCATTTTCACAATACGGAACTGATACGAATAGTTTAGATAATTTAACTCTGGGAACTGGATTATCAACAAAAGGATTAAATTTAGATAATAATGCTGGTATTACTCAATCAGGCACAGCAACAAACACGCTAAAAAATTTAACATTAGGAGACACAGGTTTAACTATTAAAAATGCGAATAATACCCCAAAAATAACGATTAACCCAACTCTAACCACTTATGATAGTCAAGTAGATATTTCTGGTAATTTTTTAAGAATTACAAACGCAAACACTTCTAATGGTGAATTTCAAATTGTAAGTCCGTCTAATGTTGTAAAAGTTTCTATTAGTTCTATCGGTATGAATCAAACCGATACAACAGGAGAAAACCGATTTTCTGGTACAACCTATTTTGATAATGAAATTCTACAAACAGACGCAACATTAATAACATATGTAAACAAATTAATTAGAACTTTATTTTTAAAACAAATAGAAGCAGTCAGTATTTTAAGGGTCAATGACACCAATTATATGTTTAATGACCCTGGAAATGACAGCGCATTGAGAGTAGCAGCAGGAGATTATCCGTATGTATTATCAGCAGGTAGTCAAGTATTATATACAACACCACAAAGATTTTCAATAGCAGCACAGCAAACAATAGCAGGAAGTCAAATTAGTATTAATCAAACAACAACCACAGCAACCAATACAGCAAATTACGCAATAGCAAATAGTATTATATCAACATTCACAATACCTCCTCAATTTTCAAAAACAATTACATTAAATATACCAATATCAATAAGAAATGCTGGAACATGGAGCGTAGGAACATCATTATCAGCAACAATAACAAATACGATTAACTCTATAACCGCAATGGTATATGTAAATGGAAATCTATATGGTACAAACCCATCAGTAGTTATTCAAAATTCAAATTCATCAACACGATCTACCACAATAGCATATACATCAGCAGGAGGGTCAAAGACAATATCATTAGACCAGTATTTTTTTAATATTAGTATTAATTTAACAGATTTTTTTGCGTCAACATATATGACAAGAGATAATAACATAACAAATACACTTCAAATACTATTATCAGCAAATATTACAAATACAATAACAAGAAATTCAAATACAGGAAATTTCACAGCAAACAATACATTAACATTTGTATCAAATACAGGAGTATTAACATCAACTATTAGCACAACAGGAACGCCAACAATAACCTATTCACCAAATCAAAATGGAACGAATTATGCTGCCGCAACATCAACACCCAACTATATTGACCCTATAAATACATTAGGCGGAACTACATATACAAATCATTTACGAGCAAATAGTTTTAATTTATTACCAGTAGGTATGATAATACAATATACAGGTGCGACTGCGCCTAGTGGGTGGTTATTATGTAATGGAGCTGCTTATAACGCATCAACTAATCAAATATATCAAGAACTATTTAATGTTATAGGAAATCAATTCGGCGGAACAAATAATACAGATTTTAAAGTTCCAGATTATCGTGGAAGTTTTCTTCGTGGTGCTGGAACAAACGGAGTAACAGGTTATACCGTTTATGAAGGACAAGCATTAAACACACCACAAGCACACGCAACCCAAACACATACACATGGAGCAACCCAAGCAGTACATACACATACAGTACGATTTAAAGGGAATGGTAATAACTCAGTACAGACAGGAGGAGGAAATATTTTATTTAATCCAAACGCAGCATCATTCGGTTCACCGAATACCATAGATATAAAAACAGGGCAAAGATTAGATAATGGAACTCAATTTGAAGATATAGCACCAGCAATTACAGTAGCAAACAGCACTACGAGTGTTAATGCTAATGAAACAAGACCATTTAGTTATTCGGTAAATTATCTAATAAAATTTTAAAAATATTATATATACTTATAATATAGATGGAGCAAGTAATAACTTACGAAGAACCCAAAGATTTAGCAATTAAAGTAAAAAATGTAAAACATGTTAGTTTCGGTGTATATTCTATTATTTTAAACAAAGAAGCGCATGTAAGTGTTAGTTGTGAAACAGAAGACGATGTTATAATATCATGGTGTTTTAAACTACAAGGGGAAGAATACTTAAACTGGAAAGATGATGAATATTTATTTAATTATATTAAAGATATGATTAATAAAATGATTGATTAATATATAAATGACTTTTACTTCTGATATAGAATCAGTATGCGAAAATGTAAGGGTAAATTCAGTCATCATGTCTGATTTTCACAAACGCCGTTATGAATACTTAAAATCTTATTTAAAATGGTTCAAGATTCCACAAATATTTTTGTCGTCGTTAAATGTGTTTTTTAGCGTGGGTATGAATGAGTTTCTAACACAAAATTATATTTCACTTTTAACGATGGGTGTTAGTATGATCTGTGGTATACTGAATTCAATTGAGCTGTATATGGAAGTGGAAAAATCGTGTAGTAAGGAATTAATAAACTCCAAAGAGTTTTATATTTTGTCTACTGATATATTTAAAGTTTTAGCATTAGACCGATCTAATCGGAATGTGGATGGGAAGACATTTATGGATGATATTTATAACCGCTATATCAAGCTGTACGAGCAATCCAATCTATTAAATAAAAAGATCAAGGATTCACTACGACCATTATTACAACAAGATAATAGTAGTGATAAAAGTTCTGATATTTCTTCTGAAAATAAAATATAATCATATTGTATATGATAAAAGACGAAGTATATTATTTCCACCAAACACCAGTAGAATTGTGTATAGAATTAATTAAACATGTTCCACTTATACAAGGAGATCGTGTTTTAGAATCATTTAGGGGAGAAGGAAGTTTTTATAATAATTTTCCTGACTTTGTTGAAAAGGACTGGTGTGAAATAACAGAAGGAAGAGATTATAAAGATTACGATAAAGAGTTTGACTGGATAATAACAAATCCACCATTCCGATTAGAAGAATCAGGTAAGAGAGAAAATGCTTTTTATAAGTTATTAAAATATTATACAAATAAAGCACAAAAAGGTATAGCATTTTTAGGGAATGATTTTTGTTTTTCAACTCTTACACCGAAACGATTAAAAGAGTTGAATGAAAGTGGATGGTATATTCATAATATAATTTGTTGTTCTGTTAAGAAGTGGAGAGGTAGATATTTCTTTATTATTTTTAAAAAAGAATATAGTGATTTTTATAAATATGTAGAAGGCAATTTTTAAATATAACTATTATTATATATGGCTGGATTTCATACAAAGACATTTCTAAAACACGATGATTATATGACACCTAAATATGCGTGGGAGAACATAAAACATTTAATACCAAAAAATAAAGTAATCTGGGAAGCGTTTTATGGAGATGGTAAAAGCGGACAATATTTAAGAGAATTAGGTTTTGAAGTAATCCATGAACCAATTGATTTTTTTGAAAATAATTTAGGTGAGATAATAGTAAGTAATCCACCATTCAGTAAATCCAAAGAAGTAATGAAACGATTAAAAGAACTGGATAAACCATTTATAATTATTCTACCATCATCCAAAATCAATACATCTTATTTCAGAGATAATTTTATGAATTGTGGATTACAAATAATCATACCACGAAAACGTATCCATTTTGAAAAACAAATAGATGGTAAGAAACCAGACAAATATAAAAGCGCATGTAATTTTGATTGTTTCTATTATTGTTATAAAATCGGATTAGAAAATAGTATTACATGGTTAGAATAAAATCTATTGTGATTATATGTATAGAATAAAACCAT